CATTAACAGAGCCTCAGAAAAAATTTGTAGACCTGATCACCGAGCAGGCGTACGACATGGCCGCTACTGGATGCTTATGTGGAGGCGTGTGTGAGGCGCAAGGATGACCCGCAAGCACATTCACGCAGAGGGTCCGGGGCTCAGGCCCAACAGCATGGGGATCTGGCAAAACGAAGCCGGGTTTCTGCTCTACGAGGACGCGGAGCAGATCCAGCCGGGGGAGCATGTTCTGGCAGATCTTCCGGAAGCAGAACGAGACAGGAACTGCCACGAAGCCTATCAGTTCCTCATTAAGCAACACGATATGACGCGGGAGGAGTGGCTGGCCACTTGCGTTATTACAACCGAACAGCCAACACAGGAAGAGGGTAGGCATGAAGATTTTGACTGGGAAGAAGCAGACGCCACGCCGGTGCTTGTTATACGGCGTGCATGGGATCGGTAAGAGTACGTGGGCGGCTCAGGCTCCCAACGTGCTGATGATGGATCTGGAGGACGGGCTGGCTGACATTGCCACGAGCAAGACCCAGCATCTGACCACCATGGACGAGATCGAAGACGCTTTCCTCTGGCTCGCCCAGAAGGAACACGACTTCAAGACGCTGGCCATCGACTCAGCCGATTGGCTGGAGCGGATTATTCACCAGCGAGTGGCGCAGAAGAACGGCAAGGCTACGGTGGGTGACATCCCCTACGGCAACGGCTACAAGCAAGCTCTGGGTGAGTGGCAGCAGATCCTGAAGCGACTGGATTATCTGCGGAATGAGCGGGGCCTGAATATCGTGCTCTTGGCGCATTCCAAGATTTCGAAGTTCGCTGATCCTGCTGGTGATTCCTATGACAGGTACACCCCATCGCTCCATGAAGCCAGTGCGGCTTTGCTACAGGAGTGGGTGGACGAATTGCTGTTCTGCCACTACAAGGTCCACACACGCAAGGAGGACGAAGGCTTTGGCCGGGAGCGGACCATTGCAGTGGGTGGGACTGAGCGAGTCGTGAAGACTTCAGAGACTGCCACAGCACTGGCAAAGAACAGACTGGCCATGCCAGCAGAGATCGGATTCAGTTGGGCGGCGTATGCTCAACATATGGCGGGGAACATCTCCGGCATTGTTGTTGATGGTTCGAGCAAGACTAAGGAGTAGGCACCATGGGAATGAATCTTGAAGGGTTTGACGCCACTAAGGTGGAGCCAGCGGGCGAGGGCTACGAGGCCCTGCCAGCAGGCAGTTATCAGGCTGTGATCGTCCACAGCGAGCAGAAAACGACCAACGCAGGCGATGGTGAGTACCTGAAGCTTCAGATAAAAATCGAAGGCCCCACCCATGCCGGGCGGGTCGTGTTCGATAATTTGAATCTGAAGAATCGCAGCGAGAAGGCTGTGGCAATCGCAAAGGCGACACTGAGCAGCATTTGCCGGGCCGTCAACGTGCTCAGCCCGAAAGACTCCTCAGATCTGCACGGGCGGACCCTCACAGTTCGTATCGGGTGTCGGTCGTACAACGGGCAGATTCAGAACGAGGTGAAGGGCTACGGGCCAGCGGGTGCTGGCGGTCACATGATCGCGGAAGCGTTCGCTGCTCCTGCGCAGGAGAAGCCAGACAGCCCGTGGTGAGTCCCGGTCTGGTGGCGGACTATTTTTCAATCTGATGGCCTCCGGCTGTGGCCGGGGGCCTTTTCCATGGAGTAGGCACCATGCAACCGAGGGAATACCAGGAAGAATCAAACGCGGCCATCTGGGACGCATTGCGGGACACTGACCAAAATCCTCTGGTGGTCCTGCCGACAGGAGCCGGGAAGTCTCTGGTCATTGCCATGATGATCCAGCAGGCCAGAGAGTACGGGGCGAGGGTGATGGTTCTCGCACACCGGAAGGAATTGCTCGAGCAGAATCACGACAAGATCAAACTACTCTGTCCGGGCATCAGCTCCGGATTGTATTCGGCCGGGCTCCGCAGATACGACACAGAATCAGACGTGATCTGTGCGGGCATCCAGAGCGTTCACCGGAAGGCTCTGGTATTTGGTCGGCGGGAGCTGGTCATCATTGACGAGGCCCATCTGATCAACGACATGGATGATTCCATGTACAACCGATTCTTGACGGATCTGGGCAAGGTCAACCCGAAGCTGCGATGTGTGGGGCTGACTGCCACGCCATACAGGACCGGGGAAGGGCTTCTGGCAGGCCCTGACAGGCTTTTCGGGCTGATCTGTTACGAAGCGTTCACCGGGGATCTGATCGGGCAGGGGTTTCTCTGTCCGCTGACGAATCAGCCAACAAAGAGGCCGGTTGACATCTCAGGCGTGGCCATCCGTGGCGGTGAGTTTGTGGCCAGGCAGATGGAGGCGGCTTTTGATCAGGCCAGCATTGTGGATGCGGCGTGTCAGGAAATCGTGGCCAGCTGTCACGATCGGCGGTCTGTTATCGTGTTCTGCAGCGGTGTGGATCACGCTGAGCATGTGGCCGAGACGATCCGTGGCATCGTCACAGACCGTGTGGAAGTGATCACAGGCCACACAGACAGACAGGAGCGGGAGCAGCATCTAAAAGACTTTCGGGCTGGGTTACTGCGGTGGCTGGTCAACGTGGATGTCCTGACAACGGGCTTCGATGCTCCTCGCGTGGATTGTGTGGCAGTCCTCCGGGCCACGATGTCACCAGGGCTGTTCTGCCAGATTGTCGGGCGAGGGCTGAGGATCTCACCCGAAAAGCAGGACTGTCTGATCCTGGACTTCGGCGGCAACATCGAGCGGCATGGGTCACTGGACGACCCAAACTATGGCCGCCACACTGGCGGGCGATCACAGAGCCAAGTCCAAGAAGAGACAGCACCACGGGAGAGCCAGGTGCCGGCAGAGATCGACTGTCCCCAGTGCGGGATCGGGATTCCTTCCCGGTTTGCATTCTGTCCAGAATGCGGAGCAGACATTCCGGACGCCATCAGGCACCAAGCAACGGCAGACACTGCCAGCCAGCTGGTGGGCGAGGAGGGACCAGTGGAGTGGGTGGTGGAGGATGTGTGGTATAGGGAGCACGAAAAGAAAAACAGCCCGGACGCTCCCACCACGCTCTGCTGTACCTATTGGATGCATCGACCCGGAGCGGATGGCAATCTGGAGCAGCAGCTGGTCAAGGAGTGGATCTGCTTTAACCACACGGGATTTGCACGCAGCAAGGCCGAGAAGTGGTGGGAGCGGCGTTCTCTGGTCAAATGCCCTGCGAGCGTCCGGGATGCTCTGGACATGATCGACCGTGGAGCGGTTAGGATTCCGGCCAGTATCCACACCCAGAAAGAGGGCAAGTGGAGGCGGGTGATCAGCGCAGAATTCACCGACCCGCGACCAACGGAACTGATTGAGAGCGATTCAGCAGAGGCATTCTGGGACGATGGTGTCCCGTTTTAAGGGCATTGAAATGATCGAATTCCGAGACTACCACAGCCGTGAGCTAATCGCGACAAGTCAGGAGACTGGCACAGACGCAGCTCCACAGGACGTTCTACGTGTGGACATGGAGACTGGAGAGATCCGGGTGATGGTGGTTCACAGCCGGACGACACACATCACAGAACAGCCCGAGAGGACCGTCCTCTGGGTTACACAGATGCAAGCAACCGACGACACGGAGTAGGCACCGATGGCACTGAACGACATCCCCGCAGAATTGCGGGACAAGAAGATTTGGATGCTCTGGCTCTCAGAAAACGGGACCAAAGTTCCCTACAGGACCGGAGGAGGCAGGGGCAGCAGCACAGATCCAACAGCGTGGACATCTTTCGAGATGGCAGCAAAGCAGGAGCACCTCTACACGGGGATGGCTCTGGCGATCAACTACCCTTACTGCGGAATTGATCTGGATGGCTGTCTGGATGCAGATGGACAGCTGGCAGGCTGGGCAGCGGAGATTGTGGAGGCATTTCGGGGCGTGGCGTATGTGGAGATCTCACCGAGTGGAACGGGAATCAAACTGATCACTCGAGCGCGAAAGCCAGAGGGCTCCAGATGCGTGGCAAAGATG